GGGGGGGGGGGTTTCCTCCCCCACCCGCCGATAATCTTTTTATTGCTGTCATAAAATGCGCCCCCGTCATACGGGGTATAATTCTGAAACAATTTGCGGGGGTACACGTTACCAACCGGGACAAAAGTACGGGTATAATAGTATCTCGTATTATTCACAATATCCCCGGTTATGTGGCTTATCGCTCCGTTTGCTAAAAACGCATTTACAAATGAATGTCTATAAATCGGGTTCATATCAATTTTTAATTTTACGTGTCAAATTCTTGTAAATCTCAATAACATTGCCGTTGCCATCGATATAACGACGGCGGCGGTTTTGCTCTTTAATTTCTCTTACATCGTCTTTCAAATCCCGCAAATCCGGGGCGTTGTTTTGCTGAACCGTTACATTAACGCCGTCGGTATTGTAGGCATTCAAATACTTTTGCGGGAATGTCCCACGGTTCAAACTATTAATCACGTCCGGGATTAGGCGGCGGAACCTCCGGGAATTGCGTTTATTGATAACGGCGAAAAACTCCCCGCCCTCGGCACGCCTCCGGGTTCCGTCCGGTTTGGTTCCTAAATCCACATCGTCGCCGGATTGGTGGGAACCGCCCGCCAACATTTCAACCGTACCATCGCCGTAACTTTCCGAACCCCCGGCGTTGGCGGACTTGGATAATTGGGCGGCTTTAATTTTGGCGGCTGCAAAGGAACCCCACATTATCGCAATAGCCGGAATTGCAAAGGGAAAACCTAATTGGCTCCATATTAAAGCGGACGCCGACACAAGGTTTCCGATTTGTTGGATTGTTTGGATTGCTTGTTGTGCCTTTTGCGCCTTTTGTTGCTCCTTTAGGGCTTTTTCTTGGTTCTTTTTGGCTTGGTCTAATTCCTTTTGTGCCATTGCAACGTTATTGGCGTAACCGTTCGCCCGTGCCTCTAATTCCGCATCTAATCGGCGTTGGCTTGCGTCAACCTCTTTGTCGGCGGCGGAAACGGCGGCGTCGGCGGCTTGTACCTTTGCATCCAAAAAACCGTTTAATTGCTCAATGGCAAAGGAAACGGACGTACTTATTGCCTCCTTTTGGTCGTCGTCCAAATTCAGCCCGAACAATCCGTATATATCGTTACCCCGTTCGTCGCCTTTGCTTTTCTCAATTTCTTGGTCGATTTTCGCAATGGTATTTTCGATTGTCTTAACCTCGGCGTCCGTCATTTTAACCCCGGCGGCTTTGTTCAACTCTAAAATCTTTTGCAACCGTGCCTTTTCTTGCGCCAACCGGAACCGGGTTTTGCGTTCCTCGGAATTGCGGATTAAATCAAACTCGGACGCCTCCAACGCTTGTGTTTGGTCGAATAGCATTAACGCCCGTTGTTGGTTTAACTCGGTCGTTTGCTTCAATACCTCGGCATCGTATTTGGCGTTAATATCCGCCTCCGATTGGCGCACGTCCTCGGCTAATTGCCTGTTTTGCGCCAATTCGATTGCCCGTTGTTGCTGTAACAACTGAATACGCAAATTTATTTCCTCCTGTGAACCCTCACGGGCGGCGTCTAATTGTAATTGCGTCCGGTCGGCGGCGGCTTGCATTTGGTCGATTGTAATTTGGTCGTTCAATTCGCCCAAACTTTTTGCGTATTGTTGTTGCAAAAGTAATTGTTGGTTAAGCAATTCGGCAACCTGTGTTTCGGTTAATCCCCGCTCGGTTTCTAACCGGGTGTTAATGTCCTGTATTTGCCTTTCATACTCAACCCGCAATTGTTCCCGTTGCTTTTCCGCCCCCTCTGCCATCAATGCAATTTGGGCGTCCTGCGTTGCCCGTTGTGCGGACAATTCCGCCGCCCGTTGTTGATTGGCAATATTTACCATATCAACCGCCAATTGTTCCCGTAATAAAACAATTTGGTCGTTCAACGCTTTGCGTGCCTTAACCGTTAAATTGGTTTCCGTCCTCAACTGCAATTGTATGTCGGCAATCGCACGGGCGTTGGCGGCTTGACGTTGCGCCCTCTGTTGGTCGAACGAATTTTTTATTAAGGCAATCCGGACGTCCTCGGCTTTACGCAAAATATCGGTTTCCGCTTTGGCGGCGTTCCGGTTTTCCTGTTGACGTTGTGCCGCCTGTATTTTCCTTTCGGCGTCCAAATCCGCCCCCTCGGTTTTCAGATTAACGGCAATATCAACGGCACGTCCCACGTTGTCGATTTGCCCCTGTATTGCGTCAATTGCATCATCAACCTTTACTTTGTCAATCTTACCGTCCAAATCGACGTCAATTCTAATTTTACTATCGCCACGGGCTTTGGCTGTGTTGACCTGCAATAACATTTCATGTAATTGTTTCAACTTTGCCCGGTTCGCCTCTAAATCGTCTAATTCTTGACCGTAAAAACCGACCGATTTGTTGTGCGCCTTTGTGCGTTCCTCCAATATTTCGTCCTCAATCTTTCGGGTTTCGGACAATGAAGCGTTTCGGGCTTTGGCAACGTTTAATTCCCGGTTCAATTGGGCAACACGCTCGTTGCTTACTCGGTTCATTTCGGTTGCCTCGGTTTCCAAATAGTCCAACCAAACCTTTTGCGCTTCGTTCAACTTCTGTTGGTTCTTTGCCGATTTGTCGGTATTGGACGCAAACAGGACTAACGCCCCGATAACGGTAACTAATGCCATAGCCAACAGGACGTAAGGATTGGCGTACGCAATAAGATTGAACGCCTTTTGCGCCACGGTCGCCGCCAACGTCGCCTTTGTCCCCTGCATGGTAACAAGGCGGTTATAAACTTGCGCTTTGCTCAATGCTGCCATTTGGATACGGGAAATACCCAACATAACCGCCGATTGCTTTTGCACGGCATTTTGTATCGCCTGTACTCCGGTCGTAATAGCGATTACCGCCTGTAACTTCTTTTGCGCCTCTTGTACGTCCTCACTTTCCGCCCCGAACAATTCCATTGCCCCGGTAAATGCTGCAAAGCCACCGGACGCCGCCGCCGCCGCACCCAACACGGCATCCAAATTGGACGTATCCGACGCCATGCGGGTAATTTCGGCGGTCGCATCCTTAACCGCATCCCGCAATATTGCCGTTTCTTTGCTCAACTGTTGGTATTCCGCCGTTCCCTGTTTGCCCGCAAGACGCAACAACGCCAATTCCTTTGTTTGGTTCTCTATTTGTGTCGTCAGTCCTTTTGCGGCGTCGGAATAGTTACCCACATTCAACGACGTTTTCCCGGTCGCTTCCTGCAACCGCTTCATTTCTTCGTAAATCGCTTTTGTTTCCGCAACCAACTTGCGCCCCTCCTCGGTCGCCTCCCTTTCCTCAACCGTCATATTGTTAAGAAAGATTTTGTTAAGGGAATATTGCGCCGATAACCTGTTATATGAACCCTCGGCGGATTGGTTGATTTTGACAACAAGTTTGTTTATTTCGTTCGCCTCCTTTTGGGCTTGCTTCAATTCTGCCAACCGCTTTGCGTTCTCGCTTTCCGCAAATGCCAAATCCCGTGCGGCACGGGTCAAACGGTCGGTATCGGTTGTTGCGCCCTTAATGGTTTTGCGCCCGTCCTCGGTCGCCCCGGATACGCCCGCCAATGCCGCCCGAACGCTTATTGCCTCACTCTTTATGTTTTTTAGAGTGTTCATATAGGCGTCGGAAAGTTGGTCTAATTGGTTGATAAGGTCGGTAATCGAATTATCCGGTTTTACCAAATCACTATATTTTATCGGGTTGTTATTGTCTGTCATAACGCCAATTATTACTTTGTTATTTTCGAGAAATTTGTCCGTATTTCAATTTTCTTTTCTCGGTAATACAATTTACCCTTCGGAACCAAACAACGCCGGAAACGGGCTAATTTCGCCCCGCTTTCGGGTTCTTTGGCTTTGTCGCCTGTTTAATGTACTCAAATGCGTTGTAATACTCCAATACGGTAAACGATTTTGGGTTTACGTGCAAATGTTGGGACAACATCAAACACATATTTTCAAACTGCTTGTCGTATTGTATTTCCATGCTATCCGACCCGCTAAACGATTGGGGTTTTGTATAAGTCAACAACAACGTCGTAATATGGTCTATTTCCGCCCGTTTGTCGCTTTCGTCCCCCTGTATTATCGCATCCAACATTAACATCGTGCGTTGCTTCAATTGGTCGTAATACTCTTTAACCGTGGCATCGTCGAATAGTTTAGGAAAATACAATTGCAATTCTTCATCTATTTTTTTTTTCACCGCTTCCAATTGGGCGGTCAACTCGGCGTTCGGTGCATCGGCGAATAAATCCAATACCTTTTGCAAACCGTCCGCCGTCATATCGTTGTATTCGGTTCCGTCCACGGACTTAACCAAACAGGCAAACGCCAAATACTTTGGCGATATGGCGGATTGGACGAAATAAACGTTTTGCCGCAAATTATCCAATTCCTTTTCCGCCAAATCCGGCTTTTCCTTTCGGATAAACCGGATTGCCTTTTCAATATGCGCATCCCAATCGTTCAAATCCGACCCAACCCCGGCGTCGATAAGCAACATTTTGTTATATGCGTGAAATCGCAAAATTGGCAATTCGTCGATACTATCGTACAACACAACCGCCCGTTCCCCTATCTTTGTCGTTTTCATAAGAGTATGCGGGTTATGACTGTTGAACAAAACGGAACCAATAACAATGCCGGGTTCCCGGTGCATATAGCAAACAGGACGGACAAAACGACCCCCGCCCACCATGATAAGCAAAAGCCGCAATTGAACATCTTAACAAAAAAGTCGTTGCCGTGAACTTGGATGTACTCAATAAAGCCCCACTTTTTTAACAGGGTCAACAGGAACGCCGCCACGGTTGCCACGACCAAAACCCAAATAATGAAAGTTACCATATCGTTAAATGTTACAAGGTTGATTAACTGACAATACACCCTCAAAGCGAAAACCGCCGAACGGGTGCATTAAAAATTGATTATCTATTTCGTCCAACGTAAACCCACGGTACACGTTTTCCGCCAACTCATAAATCCGGTTTATTACAATCGTCCCGTCTTTCAGCCAAAAACCGCCATTTAGGACGGTCAATATTTCGTTCTTCAATGCCTCGGTATTCCGGTTGTTGAGTTGACCGGGGTAAACCTTGCGCAAATCGAACCAAACAATAAGGGAAAACGGGGCTTTAATCTCGCTTTGCTCTTTGGGAACCCAACCGACCGTTTGCGGGTCGTCTATCCAAAAGAACGAAAAATTGCCAATATTGGCATCCGGGGAAACGTCGATATAATCGTTGTCGCCTCTCCATTCCGTCCCGCCCGCATATACGTTCGGGGTATAATAGCGTTTGCCCTGTATCACTTTGGCGATACGTTGCGCCCGCCCAAATGCAACGTCCAACCAATCGACGTTATCCATTAACCCGGTTTGTATGTTCCCCAAAACCCGGTCGATTAAAACCGGGTTGGGGATAATAGGGGTTGTTCTCTTATTCGTTGCCATATAATACGTTTTTTGCTTTCTTCATTAAGTCCGGGAATATATATTGCCAAATCAACGCCGCAATATTTTCGTCCGTCAATCCCAATATTTGCCGCCCGTACTTTTTTATTAAGTCCTCCGTTTTGAAATCCGACGCTTTTATTTCAAACTGTTTGTCGCCGACTTCCAAAAAAAACGACGCTTCAAAATCCCCGGTATCCCGTAACGTTACCCGGTTTGTCGGTTGTCCCTTTTCCTCCTTTATGGCTATCGTCAACGGCGAATACGGGGCGTAATCCATAATATCCACGCCCAAACGGTTAATACCCTGTTCAAACAATTGTTCCTCGGCGTTCATATCAACAATATAGGCGTCATTGTCCCAAATGATTTGTTGAATGTATGCGCCGGACGATAACCCGTTGTTGAACGTTGCAACCCGGTTGCGTAAATCCTGTATTGACTTTAACCCCGCCATAATCTTACGTTGTCCGGTATTTTACGCCGTGGTTATTACAAGTAAGGCAAATACGGTCGATACCCTGCGTATCCAACCGCAACGCCTCGTATGCTTTTTTAAGGTCATAACCCAAACCGCCGGGGCGACCCTCAACGTTGCCGTCCAATTCGTAAAGAATTTCCAACCGGGTTGCGTTTACTTGGTTCCGGTTTACCTTAACATCGGGGTTCATCGCCAACGTGCGCAACATGATTGCGGCGACCTGTCGTTGGATAACCGTTTGGAAAATCTGCTTTTCCTTAATGATAAAATCCGTTAGGTCGCAACCAACGGTTATTTCGCAATTCAACCCGTAATTCTGCGTATTGGTGTACATCGTCAACGCAATATCCCACAACTCCGGGTATTCGTCGAATGTTTCCGGGGCGTTCATCATAAACGGGGATACCTGTAAATACTTGGTTATTTCCCGCCAACGCTCCAAATCAACGTAACCCGTACACGTCCCGCACGGCTCCCGGCTCCAATCCTTTGTCATGTTAATTGCCTGCATCCCGGCGGGCAAATCGTTTTGGTTGTAACAAAGGAACCACGACCCCCCGGCGTTGTTTCCGGTACTGATATACGGTAAATAACAATCTTTCAACGGGAACCATTGAAAACCGCCGTTTGTCTGCGTAAAATTCAAATCAAACGTCTTTATCGGGTCAATTTGGGACGAATGGAAAAGATACATACGAACAACCCCGGTTGCGCCCGTCATTTGCAACCCGATTTGCTCGATTTTCATTGTTACGCCCATAGAACGAACCGGGACAATTTCAAACCCGACTAATTTATGATTATTCGGCAACGTCGCCCGGATACGTCCCGCACCGTCAAAGAACGTGCGCCGCTCCAACAGGTTCTTTGTTTCCTTATCCAATCCCTTTATCTGCGTGAATGTTTGTACCATTTGCGCAATACCGTTACGGGTCAACCGCTCCAAATAATCGGAAATGAAATTGTACGGTTGCCAATAGGGGTTGCCGTAATCGTCGTTGTAATCGTCGTTAAAATCGCTTTCGGTCGGTTCCTCGTTTTGGTTGTCCCGTGCCGCAATCCAAACTTTGTTGTTGTGTCGAACCTTTGCCCCGGCTTTGTATTCCCTTATCATATTCCAAACCGGATATTGAAAAACGAAATCATCCGGGACGATTGCCCGGACATTATCCAAAGTAACAAGGGGGTGCGCACCTTGAAAATACAACCCGCTTTCCGTCTGCGTTAAATTGTCGTCTATCGCCTTTGCCGGGTCGTATGATTGCTCCCACCCGCACACATTCTTTAACGCTTCGCATATTTCATTTATTCTTATCATAAAAACGCCCATTTATAACCTCCAACACTATGAGAATAATAAAATTTACCTCTTACGTTTTTGGTTGGTTTATTGTTTAAGTGCCTTGATAACTGACTGACATTAATACCCATTTTACTTGCTGCAATTTTTATACTATCATATTCTGCAATTTTATTACTCAGTATATCAAATTGAGCAATCCGTTTATTTTTATGTTTATTAGCTCTATAATTACGCGTGCCAAAATTTTGATTATATGTGTTATCACACCATTCCAAATTATTAACGTGATTGTTCGACTTGTTTTCGTCCTTGTGATTGACTTGCGGCAAATTGTCCGGGTTCGGAATAAAAGCCGCCGCAACTAATCTATGAACCATTATTTTTTTAAATCCATCTTTCCTATTTCCTAATGAAACACGTAAATAACCTTTTTTTGTAACTTCAGGAACTAATATACGTTCGTTATAAACTCTGCCTAATCTATCTACACGATATAAGCTCTTAACTCTTCCGCTACTACTGATTTGATACAAACTTTCATAACCTTTAATTTCTTCCCATTTTTCCATATTGCAAATATAGCAGATTGTTCCCCTATTAGGAATTAAGATTGCAATAAAAAAAGGGGGCGGGGATACACCCCGTCCCCTCGGTTTAACAATTCGTTATGCTCCGGCGTTATGCGCCACCTCCGGCGGGAAATTCCCCGGCGTTGGTTACATATACAGGCATACCCAACGGTTCGTTTGGATTGCGGGCGGCAATCTCGGCTTTGATAATCGGATTTGCCACGGTGTCCGGTTTGCTGTTATATGCTACCATATAGGCAACATCAACGCTAAATCCGAAATACTCCTTAACCGCACACGTCAAATCGGCGGTTGCGTCGCCCATGATTGCGGATTGGTCGCCAACGGCGGTATAATAGTGCGAACCAACGGGCAAATCAATGTACGGCAAACGTACAACGTCCCATTCGTGGAAATTCGCACGGGTGCGGCGCAATGCCTCACGGTCAACACGTGTAAGGATACCAACATTACCGTCAGCAACGGCAAACATGGTTCCCATTTTGCCCGCTTCGTCGGTTACGTTGTTCGTGTAATGTAAAACCTTGTTGTCGTACTCCATGCGCTTGTTTACGTCGTTGTAAACGCCATGTTGTGCAAGTTTACGTATAAGGCTATCAACCCCGGCGTTGGCGATAATATGGATATATTCCGGGTAACAGTTAGCCCGCATAATCGGGTTAATATCGCCCAAAATCTCGGTCGCCATTTGGGTTGGAACCTGTACCACATTGCCCGACTCCGTGTAATTAAGCAACGTTTTGAACACCTGTGTTTTGTTTGCTTCCAATGCGGCAACGGCTCCGACGTCCAATTTGTCCGCCAAAGCCCGGCACGTCTTTTCCATTTTGCGCAAAAAGTCGTGTTCATAGGAAATTTCGTTGTTCATGTAGGCGGCGGGAACCATTGTAAAGCCAATGGCATAAGTCGCCCAAACAACCGTTACCAATGCGGACGTATTCTCATCGTCAGCGATAACGCACGAACGGACATTGCTAACCTGTACATCGCCGTCGTAATTGATAACGGGTACTTGTACCGTGTTACCAATGGACGCAAACGCACGGTCACGCAAATTGGGGTTAATGATTGAGGACGGGGCGTTGGTTTGCTCAATGAAAAAATCCAATGCGCCATACTCACACGGGCGGGTCATATTACGGTCTAATTCCGGGTTTTCAATCCGCCAATTTTGCAATCTTGTTGCTACTAATGACATAATGTTAAAAATTTAATTGTTATTAAATGCGGGTTTACCCTTTACCCGTGATTGTTTACTTTTCCGGCAATGCGGCAATATTGTTGTCCTGCCATGCCTGTTTCATTGCGGCGTCGAACTTTTCGGAACCCGCCGTTAAACCCTGCGCCATAAGGTTTGCGGCGATTGCTTCGTAAGCCTCGACACGGGTTTTTGCGCCCGTTATGTCAATGGTTATTCCGCCACCACCGCCGGAACCGCCCGCCGGGGGAACCGTTCCGCCGCCTCCGGCTTGGCGTCCCTTATCCAAAATACCCATTGTTTCCAATTCCTTTGCCAACAGGTCGCCGGGGGTGTACGGGTTCAACTGATTGTTCGGGTTACGCATAATTGCGCCGCTTTCGTCCTTAAAAGCAAGGATTTTACCGCCTTTTCCGTCGTCGATATATTCGGGGTTCATACCCTTAATTTTGTCGATTGCTTGCGCTAACAAAACCTTTGTTGCGCTTTCGGGCAATCCCGGTTTGAATTTCAACCCGGCGGTTGCGGTCTGCAATGCACCCTCGATACGAACGCCGAACAACTCCGTTTGGAAATTCTTTTCGGCTTCATCGTACTTGCTTTTGAGGTCGTTAAACTGCGTTGTTACCGCCGTTAAATCGGCTTTCGCCTGTTTCAACGCCTTTGCCGTTTCCGCATCGGTCGCACCGTCGGCAATTGCCTTTTCCAAACGTGCCTTTTCTTTCGTCAGACTGTCGATTTGGGTTTGCAATGCGCTTGCGCTTTCCGCTTTGGTTTTGAACTCGGCGACCACACGTTTTGCGTAATCAAACGTCTTTTCGGTTCCGTTCTTTGCGATACCGGACGCCTCCAAAATATCGGCATCCAATCCGCCGTAAATTTCGCCCGTCTTTTTGGCGATAACGCTATTTTCGTCGTTGGCGGACAATGTTGTAATTGCCGAAATTTGTTCGTCCGTCAAACCGGACAAAGCCGCATTTGCAATTAAAATTTCTCTCGTTAACATTATTCTTTCCCTTTGAATTTTTAATTCAGCGCAATTGTTGCAATCGCTGCGCTGTTAGCGTTTACAATAAGTATAGAATACTTTGGAGAATCCCCGGTTGTGTCAACCAACCAACTAACAATTTTTGCATGACTGATTTTCTTTTCAACCTCTTTTGTTACCAAAACAACATCGGCAATTGTGCCGCCCTCAATACAAGCAATCAACTTGTTTTTTGTGTTGCTATCCAATGCGGCGGCGGTTGTTGTTACTTCAATAACCAAATTGTCCTGCTGTGCAATCTGTGCCATAATCGTATTTTTAATGGTTTAAAACTCTGTTATTTTTTCGCTCCGGGTTTGTCCTCGGCTTCTGCCTTTGCCTTTGCATCGGCGGCGGCTTTTTCCTCGGCGGCTTTCTGCTGTGCGGCGGTTCGTGCCGCTTTTTCCTCGGCTTGCGCCTTGACGTACTCGTTGGGGGCGTGCAATACGGTAATCGTGTAACCCTGTTTTTTCAGTGCGTCCAAAATGCCGTTTTCAAAGGACTTTTTGCCGAACTTTTGGATACGGGGAACGGATAAGCGTTTGCCCGTTTCGCTGTCAAATTTGCGTACCTCAATAACGCAATGATACAAATGTTGTTCATTACTCGGTACAATGTAGTTTTCGGGGGTGACGTCGGTAATTGCGACGTCCTTTGTTTTACCCTCGGTTGCTGTCTTTACGTGCATACTCGTTAAATTTACTTGTTATTACTGAAATCTTTTGGTCGAATGGTATTTGCGTTCCAAATTCCAAAATGTTTGTATTCTCCCGTTCAAACCTGCGGACAAAGTTAGCGAAATTCAACTTTATACGCAATTCATTCTCCGGGATTAAGTTACGCCCGTACAAATCCAATACCTCGTTCCGGGTCAAATGGCGGTACGGCTCCAATTCTGCCAATATCAACATACGTTGCAATTGGGTTGGGTTGTTCCGGTACTCCGTTTCGATAATCTGATTTTGTAGGGCGTCCAATTCTGCCTCACTTGCGCCGCTTTCCTTTGCCGACTTGTAACGGTTCCGCAACTCGCTTGCGTCGTACAAATAGAACTCCGTGCCGTAATTGACTTTTGCAGATACGAACATATTGCCGTATCGCAATCGGCAAACCGTTTCATCGACGAACTGTTGGGCGGCTTCAAAGCCTTTTTTCACTCGGTTTAATACCGTGCTTTGGCTCTCAAATGCGGCTTTAACCTGTTGTTCGTTAAATGCCTCCCGTTGGGTTACTTCCTCGTTTTGTCCGACGACGGCGGTAATAATGTTTTCCCGCAATCGCTTTTCTTCTTCAACGTTATAATCCAAACTTGTACGGTCAACGGTCAACATTTGAACCGGGTTGCGCAAATCGGGTTGTTTGTCCCCGTCCGGTATCGGTATTTCAACAAAGGAACCCGCCCCGGTAATCCGTTTGTCGCCGCACTTGGGGCAACGCATCAATAACCCGGCTTGGTCTAACCTGTAATACCCTTGTTTGTCTTTCAAAAATCCACCGTCGCAATAATCGCCGTTTTCGGCGTTTGTAAAATCGCACGATTGTTCGTAACCGGAATATATCGGGTACGCCCCGTACATATCCAAATGCCGCTTCGATATATGGAAAAACAAAAACCAATCCAACGCCTCCAATTCTTTTGTTAGCGGGGATTGTTTAACGTCCGGTTCTCGCAAATTCATTGGCTCATTCCAAAAGAAACGGGCGGGGCAATAGCGCAAATCGTGTGGGTTATCAACCAATAATTCGCCTATGTTGCCGCCGTCGTCCTCTGCAAATACTCTGTATCGTTCATCGTCAATAACTGCAATACGTTTATCGGGTTGGCGGAAAATTATCCAATCCATAACCCCGGTTGTCCGGTTTGCCTCAAAGGTTATGACGCTTTCGATAGGTAGCCAATAAAAATACGGGGTCGGGTATCGGTCGGCGGGGTTTTGCTCGGCGGGCAAATCAACTATTAAGACGCTGTTTATTTCCGTCTTGAAAAACTCCCAACCTTTCGTACTCCAAATTTCCGGCTCCTTTAATACATCTTGGCGGTAATACTCCCAATCGTCCCGTTGTTCCGTGTTTTGGAATTGATAGTTGAACGCCGGGTTACGACCGTCGAAAATACGGCTTAACTTATCAAAACAAATGCCCGTTACCTCGTTGGTACGAACGGGGTAACGGAACAATGTTTTGAAGATTTTGAATTTATCGTGCGGGATAAGATTTTGAACCCATGCCAAAAAATCGGTCGTGGGTAAACACATTAAGGGCGTTACGTTGGTTTGGGCGTGAAATTTAATGCGGTTTTGGTGTATGACCGCTTTATTTATCGTCGCCTTTTTCCTCGGTTCCGTTATTTCCTTTCTTATGCGTTTTATATCTAATCCCATTTTCTTTGCTAAATTCAAAAGGTGTTTTTTCGGGCAACTGCCAACCGCCATTGTTAGGCATCCGCAACAGGCGTTCGGCGTGGTTAATCTCAAATTCTTCGGTCGTGTTAAGGGTCGGACACTCCAACACGACCTTTGTAACTTTCGCCGTCATTACGCTTATGCGGTTTTCAAATCCGTAAGCGGGTTAAACGCCGGGACAACAATCGCCAAATCGTCCGACCAATTCGGCAAAAACGACCATTGTATTGCGTTGCTGTCCGGGGCTTCCAATCCGCCCAACGTCTTATCGCCGATAAACAACGAACGTATCGGTATCGGGTAATATGTACCGTCTGTACTCCCCTTGATTGCGCCGATTGCGCCGTTTTCGTCGAAAATGAAGATACCCAAATTGTTGCCCCAACTTTCGCATTGCATTTCCTTTAATGCCTTGATAACCTTCTGCGGGGCTTTGCGGATAACTCCGGTAAACGGGGTTGGTTCACGTCCAATAATCTCTTCGACGCCTCCTAACGTTTCGTTACCGCCTCCAAAGGTGCGGGCGGCTCCCGCCTCGGCGGTCGGGGCTTGGATATACGGCGAAACAACTATTTTCGTGCTATCCGCCGCCGATAACAGGGGCGTCCATGACGCTAACGCCGTAATCGCTTCTTCACTCGTAAAACTGTTTTTGCTTCCGTCGTCTTTCATAAGACGTTGAAAAGCCACTTTCTGAACCTGTCCGAAACTTTCCGAACACTTAATTGCGGGTACATCGGGCAACGCCGCCCCCGCCGGACATTTACAAATCATACTTCTTTGTTTTTAACGTTAAAAATATTATTACTTTCTCCGGGGCTGTCCCTTTGCCCTCTCGTTTCGGTTACAAAGTTATAAACTTTTTCCCGGATAATCTTGCATATCTCAAAAATATTGCTAATTGCGTCGTCTTACGCCTCGGTTTGCGTGTGCGTATGGCTGTATATTGCCGTCCGCAATCTCCTTTTCATATATCCCGGTCAATCCGTCCTCCGGGTCGTCGTGCGTATTGGCTCCGAAATTGCGCAAAAATCCGGTTACATGGTCGTAAACGGCTTTGTACCGGGTTTCCCAACCGAACGGCATAATTATATGTTGATTAACCATTGCGGACGCTGTTATTATCCGGCTTTCCTTGTTGCCCCCTTGATAAAACGGGTCGGTAATCGCCCGGACTTTCTTTTTGATAACCTTTTCATAACCCGCACCACCGTTGTTGCTCTCAACCCACGCTTTTTGCGTCCCGTTCCGGTTAATCATCGCCGGGACGGTTACGGTTGTAACGTCCGTATTTTCGTCCGTCATTTCCATATCTGTAATAAGGGCAAACAATATCGGCTCCATGCGCTTTGTTTTCTCGTTGAAAAACAGATTGTCGGACTTATACACGTCATACGTTGCGGCAAACAACAGGTCGTCGCCCTCATCGGCAACGTCAATGTATGCGCCGGAACGAATGTACGTGCCGTAATCGGATTTTTCGACCCACGTTTTGAAAGGTTGGTACAATCGACCCTCGGCGGAACCGGGGTTGCCTTGATAGAGGCATTGAAATTGTACCGGGTCTAATGCCTTTTGCGCTTCCAATTTCATACGGCTATGCCGCCCCTCCCATAATGCAGCCCCAACCGGGCGGGGGTCTATTTCGGTCGGTTCCCCGGTTTTCAATCCCTCAAAGTTTATACGCACCCACACCCCCGGCGTTACGTTTTCCAAATCCGCCCAACATTTAACATCTATAATCGTTTCCCCGCTCTTTTCAATTCGTCCTATCAAATCGTCGTCGTGCCATCGGGTAAATACTATTAATTCCTGCGAATCGTTGTGTAAACGGGTGCGTACAACGGTCGTGTACCATTTCCACGCCGCCGCCCGTACTATCGGGCTGTTACCCTCGGCGTAATCCTTATACACGTCGTCCAATATCGAAACGTCCACGGTTTTAGACGTCAGCGAACCTCCACGACCGACGACACGCAACGACCCCTTACGCCCGACCATTTCGATAACATCGGAATTGCGCAAATAGGTATTCGACATCGTTACGACGTTCGACCCATTTAAGTACGTGCCGGGGAATAATTCACGATACCGGGGCGTGTCGATTATTCGTTGAACGTCCCGGTTAAAATCACGTGCGATTGTCGCCGCATACGAACCGATACATATTTTGCGGTCGGGGTTTAACCCCAACATAAATGCGGGTAATTTGCGGCTTGACCCCTCCGATTTGCCATGTTGCGGCGGCTGTTGTACAATCATTTTTCGTATTTTGCCGTGCGCAAACATATCCAACAGGGTATAATATACGACGTGGAACGGTTCCAATACCAAATCCGGTTGCATATACCGGGCAAAGTTGATAAGACGTTTACGGGCGGCGGCTCGCACCAATTCGCCGGGGTCTGCCTTGATTGCCTCGTACATCTTCAATAATTCCTCGTTGCTCATGGTCGTACAATTTTATCGGGTGTAACTATCAATTCGCCGGGCTTTTTCGGTATCCAATTCAAACACGCCGTTTCGCTCCTTATCCGGGAACGGTTCGGGGAAAACGGACAACGGCAACAAATCGGCAATCTATTTGCAACGTCTAAATTCTCATGGTCGAAATACCAAACACCGTGTCCGCAATCCCCGCAATAATGGTTCGTTTTGGTTACAACCTGTTTAACAACATTCATTCGCCTTGCCATTATTGCGCCCCTCCTTTCTCGGCGATTGTCTTTTGAAATTCGGCGGACTGCAATTTGTCGGCGACGGCAAACAACAGGTCGTCCGGGATTGCCTTAACATCGTATTTCGGTTTATCGTCGTCCGTCCCGGCGTTGTATCCGGGTATCTCGATTTTAACGGGTGCATCAAATCCCAACATCTTTGCCCGGCGTTGTTGAATGTTCAACAGCAAGTCCAAAAACCGGGGACTGCCCGCCGACGTTTCAACGGTCGTTTCGTCATACCCGTAATATTCCGGGTCGCCGTCGGTCGCATCCGTTTTGATAGGACGCCCCCGGTTGGTTTTCTCTTTGGTGCGCTGCTTTCCGGTTTTGGATACCTCCCACGCCTCCCACGCTTGTTGCTCCATTTTATCCAACTTGCGCAATTCCTGCGTAACATATTCGTCGATTGTTTCCAACCGTTCCCGCTTCCATTCGATAAGGCATTGTTGCAAATCGTAATAAACCATTTGAAACGAAATTGTATAACCAACGCCACGGGCGGACAAATCCCGGTTCAATGCGTCGGCAATTTCTCGATACGAATAACCACGCAAAAACAAGTCGGCACAAAACCGTACATCGTAAATCCTTTGTTCCTCGGAACGTTTGTTGTATCCGGGGGGCTTTCGCCCTTTGTTCAATTTTTCCATCGTCTAATCTCTTTTAATGTCAAACAGGGGTCAAAATCTGCCTTTTACGCCTTTTCGTCCTTTGGCTTGGTTCCTTATCGGCTCCTTTGCCTTTGTTCTTTCGTTCCGGGCTTTATCCTTTCCCCTGTTTACCTCCTTAAAACGTTGCTGACCCTTTTGCAAGTTATTTGCACGGAATTTCCATTTTAAGAGGCTTTATTGTCTTATTCAATACTTTCTATATCTCGGTGGTTATCTTTTAACCACGGGGCAAATTTACGGCTTTTTCGCCGCATTGCCAACTGTTTGTTCTCTCTCACATATAAACGGCAAAACCCCGGCTTTGTTTCCGGGGCTGATTGCCTAATTGCTTATGCCTATTTCGTACCTACCATTTGAGCAACGAAAATAATGTTGCGTTCCACGGGGGTTGCTGTATTCCGTTCCCCCTTTCATTTCTTTTATTGCCAAACATACCGGGGCGGGCTTTCCATTTACCGGAAATTCCGGGTTAAAATATCGACACGTTCCGCATATCTTTTCGGGCTTCGATTGTCCGGGGCAATTACTTTTTCCCATTGTTGCCCCCTTTCCTTTTGTTCTTTGCCCGTCGTTTATCCCGTGGGTTCCTTTTCGGCATTTCGACCCGGTGTATTTCTACTTTGGAACCGGGGAACATCTTGCCGAAAAATTCCGCCATTGCTCGCACCTCCTTTGGGACGTCGAACGCCTCCGGCTTCTTATGCTCCGGGCAAATCCCCCGAACCGGGCAATTGTCGCAATCCTCATTCCGCACAACCTCGCCCGGCTTATCGGCTTCTTTGAACCCGTGCCAATTGTCCCTCCGTGCGGACGCTTCGGCGAAATTCTCCATTGCTTCAACTGCTACTTCCGCCAATATGTAATCCGGGGTATCGTTAAAATGCGCCTCCAAAGAATTACGGTTGATAACCTCGGCAATCTCTTTCAAAAATTTTTCTCTTTTGTTCATCGCTTTATTGATTTTTGGGTTTGTACTCTTGGCACGGCATAACGCCGCACGATTGTTCGCATTTGAACGCCTCGCAATAACCGTTCCCGTTGACGTCCTCGTTTGTAAAGTTGGCGCAATTCCCGCATCCCTTATCGCCGGGTTCTTTCGGTACGCTTACGCCTTTCGGCTCAAACTCCCGGTTAAACTCTCTTTCCGGGCGGGTTGTCAATCGTCCGTCCGGTTCCCGGACAATGTAGTACGTTTCCGGGGCGTCAATGAAAATGCCGTTGCCGTCCGGGAACGAATAAACCGCCCGCCCGTTTGGGGTTCTCGGTATCGTCATGGTTCCGCCTCCGGTAAATCTCAACAGGTCGTCCAAATTGTCCCGGCGTACCTGTATTGCGTCAACTTCTAACAACGTGCGGCAATATCGGGTTTCCGCCGTGGCGTCCGGCTCAACTAACCGGGTGCGGATTTGTTCCGGGTATTCCGTCGGGTCGTACTCGACGTTGAAAACAACGGCGGCGTCTAACGTGTGGGTAACTAACAAGCGTTTCCCCAATCGTCCGGCGACTGCCTGTTTTAGTGCTTCAATTGCGTTTCCCTGTATCTCGGTTGTGTCAACCGTGATTTCGTAACGGTCGGGTTTTTCCTCGACCTCCGGTTGGCTTTTGGCAATATCGCCAATCATAACCAACAATTCCGCATCAAACGGGTTTAACTTACTTTCTGTCATGCTCTAATTTTTTATTCGTTCTTACTGTTTTCGGATATGCCAACCGCCAAAATATCGTTTTTCGGTCGGTTCTGTTGTACTTATCGCATTGCCTACCTATTCCGGGGCAATCTTCCCTTTGGATTTTGCAGCGAACGCAACGTTGCGTAAATATTGCGGAGTTGTTGTTGGCTAATCGTGCATCCGCCGCCGTCCATATCTCGGCAATCAATACCATACCCCGGTAAACGCAACGTTCGCCGGGGCTGTATTCTCTATTTGGGTCGAACGGTTCGGGTTGCTTTACTCTCATTCTTTGCCCGCTTCGTTTACATAGTCAAACAATGCGTCCAAATCTTTCTTTGCGCCTCTTACGCAAATTCGTACCATATCGCCGCCCGCTAATGCGATTTCGACAATCTCGCAATTATACCGGGGGGCGTTTATCTGTATCATTGCCGCCGTGGCATTCGTTACAAACTCGTATCTTTCTTCCATGCTCTCGGAATTTTGAAGTAAATAAAATGCCCCTGTTGGTTCGTTCTCGCTTTGGCACGCCCCCAACAAAAGCGTTGCCAAAGATAACAATAAAATCTTTGCTTTCATCGTTTTACCTTTCTTTTAATCCATATAAACCGTATGCCAATGCCGACAAACAATATTTTCGCCTCAATGTCAACGTAACGGTCGTAACCGTTGACCGCATCAATTGAAAGTCCAAATTGAAAACTTTTATATTTCCAATACTCACGGGCATACAGATAAACGCCGACCCGTCCGACGTGTCCGCCTATTTGTGCGGTGTGGTTGTCCTTACTCATTGTTTGCCTCCTTTCTGTTTGCTAAATTGTAACCCTCTTTATCCAATACCATAACTTTAGGATATTCGACAATACAACCTTTTGTATATACGAGATTATAGATACCCAATTGCCCCTTAATTGGAAACTCAACAACCCGGCGGGGGTTCCGCATCATCCAACCGAACCCCTTTGTAATGGATTTGCGTTTTTCGGGCGGTATGCGGGTATTCTCCCAATCTTCCGGGGTAAACTCGGCGACGGGCTTAACGTCGTACAACTCAACCAACCCCAACGTTACCCCGCTTTCATATCCCGCAATTACGGGATTGGCGGACGAACAAATCATTAAATCGCCCCGGTACGGCGTGTTTTTACTGCGTACCTCAATACACTTTTCGCCGTAAACAATCCCGTTGTCCTCATACGCCGCTGTTACTAACTGCGTTGCATACGGGTTCTTTACGGTTAACGCCCGCCAACGGTCGTGTTGGGCGGGGTTATAATCTTTACTATTAAACTGCATTTTCGTTCCTGTTTTCGTTAAACAAATCCCAATTTGCCGGGACGCAATGGACGGGCAACAATTCCCGTTCAATCCCGGACGCCTTTACAAAACTATCTTTCCAATATATCCGGGGCGTACTCTTTGGGTGCGCCTCCCAATATTCCGTTACGGTCTGATAGAACGCCAACGTATCCCGTTTGGTATATCTGCAACCGCTTTGTAATCCGATTTTGAAAAGGTCAACAAAGGGGTACGACAACGCAATTACAGAATACGCCCGGTCAAACATTCCCGGCGGGATTGGTTCCACACTTGCAAAGGTACGGAACCCGTGGCGTTTTGCCCGTGCCAATGCGTTTATACGCATTTTGTTTGGGCTTGCGTTCGGTTCCAATTCGTCGCACCCGGTCAACGTTGAACCAATGGCAATGCGGGACACGTCCCAACCCTCGGACGCCTCGGCAAAGTCAACAAAAAGGTTTATACCCTCGGCGCATTTGCTCAATATCTTAACCGGGACGCCGTGCCGTTGGCATACTCCGACCGCTTGACGGGTCAACCTTTGCGTTTCCGGCAACAACGGGTCGGTCGTGAATGAAAAGAACAACCCGGTTTTCTGCAATTCGTCCTTATGCTTCAATAACTCGTTTTTGAATATATCCAAAGCGTATGGATATTCCCGCAACGTCTTTTTCAACTCCGGGCGATTGCCTCCCAACACTTTTGCGCCACGACCTTTGCGCAAATAACAGTACGTACAACCGTTTGAACAACCAATATAAAAGTTGGCGGCGTTCTCGGCATATTCCCCGGCTTTACCCTTTGGGCTATAAATAACCCGTCCGTTTATCGCTCCCATATTGCCAACGGTTAAAATGGTAAATCGTCGGTTCCGTCGGGGGCGGGTGCATCTGCAACGGGCGGCGGCGGGGCTTGCGTTCCGGCTCCGGTCGCTTTCGGGGTCAACATTTCCATATCGGTTGCGACTATCTCGGTAACATACCGTTTGACGCCTTGCGCATCGTCATAACTCCGGGTTCTCAATTCGCCCTCAATATACAGTTTGTCGCCCTTTTTGACGTACTGATTGGCGACCTTTGCCAACCCGTTTTGCAATACGACGTTATGCCATTCGGTACGCTCCGGGATTTGCCGCCCGTCCTTTGTGGTATAACCTCGTTTCGTGGTTGCCAACGAAAAGGTCGCCACGCAACCCCCGTTGTCGAACTCCTTAAAATTCGGGGCTTTCCCGGTATGTCCCATCAAAATAACCTTGTTTACACTCATACAAAAAACGCTTTAATTATCCAAACAATGATACTATACAACGCCCACATATAAGACGCAACCGTCAACGTCACGAACGTGTATAACGCAATTTTATATCCGGTTTTTGATTTTATTTTCATGTCACTTGAATTTTACGCAATCCAACAAATATTGTTTCTTATTGTCCGACCATCCGGCGGCATGGTTTATCGCTTTTCGGTCGTTGTCGTGTACGAACTCACAAACCCAACCGCCGACGCTTGATTTTTGAACTAATCGAACCAATTTACCAACAATGAAAGAACGCAATTTGTAATAACTTGAATTTTCGCCAACAAACAAAACCCGTCTTTCTGCATTTATTTCGGGCGGATTTTCTATTTGCGGGCGTTTCTCCCTTTCCGGATATGTTTGTACCCATCTGAAATCATTTTTGATTGATTGGCGGGAAATTGCCCCGTAATCGGGTGTTCTTTTTTTCGTCCTCATATTTTCAAACCTCTGTATTCGTTTTTAAGCAATTCAATAATCCGGACGTTGCCGGGATATATTCGCATTTTCTCACGGTCGCCATTCTCCCAACATGAATGATGTTCAAAACATAGTATATTTATATTTCTTGCATCATGCGCCATTTCGGGAAACGCTCCACGGGTCAATATATGCGAACAATAAACGGCGGAATAATTCCGTAACGGCTTTAAACATTCCTCGCATCGGTGTGGCTTATGCTCCCAAACCCAACGAAAAAAGCGTTCATTTGCCGCCATGATATTTGCGCCCCGTCCCGTAATACAATGCCCGAACAATTCCCGTTGTATCTCAACCCTCAAACGAATATCCATTGTAAAGTGTTTAATATCAATCAGGGGATTATACCCCCGATTGATACAATATTGGTATTCGTCCCGGTCTGTTAGCAAATACGGTTCCATTGCCTTACATATCCCCGGTTTCGTCGTTTTCCTCGTTTTCGTCCGCCGGGTCGTCAACGTTCGGGAACAATCCGTTGTCCTCTACCTTTTCGGCACTCAAACCCGGTGCGGGTTCGCCATCAGCCCCGAACAACTCCAATTGCGCCTTTTTGCCTTTGAACAAAAATGCGTAAACCTCGTTTTCAATGTCGCCAATAATTTTTTCCAATTCTTCCTCAAAACCGAACGTTTCGATATTGAATTTCAGACGGGGCGAATTTATCGCCGTCTTTTGGTTATTGGATACCGTGAACAACCCCGTAAGGACGCAACCAACGTTATCATCTTGACCGGAAAGGGATACGCCCCGAACCTCAATGTTTTTCAACATTTCGTCCGCAAAGTTATGGGCGGCGTCTTTCTGCTTTTGGTTGGCTTTCATATCCGGCGTATCTATAAGGGACAAAAACGACGTGATATTGAAAATACGCCCCATAATCGGGCGCAACCTGTCAAAGCAATTGCGCAAATCCGGGTGTATGTCCTTTGCACTTTCGACGTGGTATTTGTTCGTGTAACTCTCATTACCGACGGTTTCGGTAACTTCATAATGGACGTCCAATCCGCCGTCCTTTAATGTCTTGACTTTCGACAATGCAAACGCCTTTTCGCTTGGTATCAACATAACGTTTGCGGCTTTTTTTTCTTCGCTCATTTTCTAATTATTTGATTGTTACCGGGAATACGCCCGGAACGGTTTTATAACTTAAAATTCTGTTTCGTCCAATAATTCCCGTGTCTTACTATTCGACGGAACCGCCGGGCGTTCCGGTTCCGGGGTTGGTTCCGGGACGGGTTCCCCGGTTCCGATTGGTTCCGTTACCGGGTTGGGGTCGTGGAACTCAATATTGCGCCCGCCTTTGGGCTTTTCCGGCTCAAATTGGGCTTTGAGTTGTTCCGCCGGGTATTCCTTTTGCGCTAACTCAATAATCCCCAAATTAACCAATTCCGGGACGCAACGGCGCAACGCCCTTATGTCCTCTAATGCGTCATGCGCCGGGAATGTTTCGCCGGGGAATAACTTACTATATAATTCCTCCAATTTGGGGAATTTTTCCGGTTTGCCATTCTGATACAATGCGCCGACAAATTTAATAGTTTTCATCATTGTATCAATGCGCTTTCCCTTGTGCAATGCGTCCTCGGCTTTGGCATCGTAATACTCTTTGCCGCAATAACGCAAAATGTTCGCTTTCAACATCGACGTATCGAAATAAATGTTGTGCGCACATACAAGCGGTGCGGCGGCGGCATCCGTCAAAAATTCGTCGATAACCTCGGCAAACGGTACACCCTCGGCAATTGCCCGTTCGGTCGTTATTCCGTGTATTGCGGTTGTTCCCGGCGGTATCTCGTAATTGTCCGGCTTGATTATATAACTTTTTTCTTTGTCGCCCAACGACCATGCCAATTGTACGACGTGCGGGAATTGCTCAAAATCCGCATCCCATTTCAAACCCTTTGCCGGAACCCCGGTTGTTTCACAATCAAAAAAACAAATGTCTTTCAAATCAAATTTTTGCATAACCTTAAATCATTAAATCGTTAATTACTTTTTTCGCTCTCATTGCGGTATTTATCCCGCTTTTTCTCAACCTCTAAAACGTCCCGGTTTTCGTCAATATAACGTTGAACGGCGGGATTGCAAAACGGTTTTCCGTCCAATCAAAGCAAATGCCAATACGGTACGTTTTCCATCGGTTGCCCCTTAAATTTACCTTGTGGCATCGGGGATTTGTCATTTAATTCATTCATTTTTATACCTCCAAATATAATTATATGCGGTTTTTACTAAACCATTACAGCAATTAGAAATATTACTTCTATGATAATTAAGTTGCCGTTGTATTTCCATCGTAGTAACCCATTCTTTGATAAAATTACCCTCTAAATCATATTGCAAAACGGCTTTACCGCCTTTATTTATTTTTTTGCCCTTATATGTGTTGGGGGCATTATAATTATTAGAATTTTCTTTAGCCGTAACCCAACGCAAATTATCTGCATGGTTATTGGCTCGGTTGCCATCGATATGGTCGATACATGGTTTGTTGTCCGGGTTCGGAATGAAAGCCGCCGCAACTAATCTATGAATTACCGCATTGTACTTTATTCCGTTTTTAGACAACGAAACAAAATAATATCTTTTCCTTAATGATGGTTTTAATATTTTTTCATTTCTTTTTCTATTCATATTACCGCAAATCTCATTTCTGAAAACAGATTTTACACGCCCGTAATTGCTAATTTGATACAACCCAACGTATCCGGGTACATCTTTCCAAATTTCCATATTACACTATTTTTATATTACATTTCGTTTGGGTCTGCAATATACAAATAGTATTCTTCACTTGCAAGCTGTTTTAGGAATTCGATATGCTCTATTAATTCCGCATTGCTTAACTCTGCAATTGTACGCAAACGTGTTTCGTATTTCCCAGTATCAATGTTTGGGGTTTGCTCATACATTATCGGCGAAAATTCCCGCAAACGTCGTTCGGTTTGTTCCTCTGTAAGACGTTCGCCCGCCTCCCAAATTGCGTGCTTAAACGTCGGTACAACATAGTTGAAATAATACCCTTTCAAAGCCTCGGACGAACCGGGGGATGCAACAATAAACCGGGCAATAATGCGGGAACCTTTCCAACCCTTGAAAAACTCGTTTAATTCCCCCATGTACATTGCCAACCCGCCGTTATTGTTTATTGTCCCCGTTGCTGTTATTTCTCGCTTTTTCATCGGCTATTAATTTTTTCATTGTCTTATTAAACGCTGTCATTCCGATTGTATGGATAACGTCCCGTTCCGCCCGTGATAACTTCGTTTCCCGCTTATCCAATACTTTTGCAAATGTAACAACAAATTCGCCCGGCTCCAACAATCCGGCATTGTGCAACCCGTCGATTGGGTGCGCTTTCAAACGCTCGGTTGCTTTCAATGCTTTGCGGGCTTTTTCCCGACTTTCCCATATTTCCCGAACCTCGGCGGCGGCGTTGTCATAAAACAACCGCATTTTCAGAACGTCGGCAATTGACAAATCAGCCACGGCGGTTGGTTGCTCTTTTTCCGGCTCCGGTTCCGTCGTAACGGGTGCAACCTTACCGTTATTCACTCCATAACCGAACAACGCAAAATCCCCCTTTGTTGGGTCGTCCGGGAATATCTCGGCGAAACGGTCGGTTATCTCAATGGCGGTGCACAAATCCGGCGTCCGGCGTTTCGTCAATCCCAACCGGATTGCCTGTTTATGTACGTGAGTATCCAACGGGATAATCAAATTACGGGGGTCGCATACGTCCCACAATCCAAAGTCAACCGGGGAACCCTTGCGGCACATCCAACGCAAAAACAGACACAACCGTTTACAAGCGGATTGCATTTCAAAATCCGGGATACCATTCACGGAACCGAACAAAGACTGCAGCGTTGCCAATGCGGTTTCCCCGTTCGTTTCGTGCGCTTTCTTTATTGCCGCCTCCATGTTTTCCGCTGACGTGTAAACATCATACAGACGGGCGCAAAGGTCGTGAAAATCGCCAAACGTAAACGTCCGGTACAAACAATCGGTACTCCCTTTGTATTGCTCCCATTCGGGGCGGTTCCCCCGCTCAACCGTATTGCCGACAATGTAATGATACGGTTCGCCCTTGAAAATTTCCCGGTCGATAAAATCCGCCTTTTTGATTATCTGTTTACGGTTTCCCCACGCAATCCACGCCGTAACAAAGGCGGATATTTCGATATTTACCCGGCTATCGTAACGGTGCGGGATTTGCACCGGGTCGGCGTTGATAAAATCGGCGGTTTCGTATTGTTCCGCCCAACGTTTCAAATTTTCGTTCAATGTATATGCCATTGTTTTTGCTATTAAGGGGGGGGAACGGGAAACCGTCCCCCCGGTTAATTACTCCGTTTCGCTGTATTCCTCAATAATTAAATCGTCCTGTCCTCGCTTGACTTCCTCTATAAATCCTTGATACCCTTCTTTCCGGGCTAATTCGATAAGGGATTGCAGACGTTTTGCGCCCAAACTTTCGCCCCTCGCAATGCGGAATACCTTAACGGTCGGATTGCTTGCGATAATCAATTTTGCGGCAACCTCCATTATCTGACTATCCGACACTTTCCCGGCGACAAACGGCACGCCGTTTAACTCCAATCCGTCGTCCGTGAACGTCAACCCGGCAATCGGCAATTCCGATTTCGCAATAAGGGTTTCTCGCTCTTTGAGCAAATCCGACAACTTTTTTTCGTGGGTTTGGGCGACCTTTTCGGCGGCGTCCTTTTGCTTTTTCTTCGTCAGATAGTCCACAACCAACGCATTGATTTTGTTGTGTTCCTCGGCTTGTTTGAGGCGTTCGGCTGTATCCAAATTCTCCGGGTTGTTTTCCTCGTACTTTGCCAACCATGCGGCGGCGTTGTTCTTGCGGGTTTCGTAATCGGCTTTATCCGTTTGGATTTGCGCCAATGTTTCGTCGTATTTGTCGGCGGCGGCTTTCGCATCGGCTTTGCTCTTTTTCTTTGCCGCTTCCAATGCCTTTTTTGCCTCGGCAACAATCCGGTCGTATTCGGCTTGGGCTTCCGCCTCATACTTTATTGAGGCGTCAATCTCTGTATTCTTGGTTTCCTCGGCGGCTTTGATACGACCGGGGATTGCCTCCAATTGTTCCGTCCGGGTTTGCAATGCGGTACGCACGGTTTTCGCTTTCTCAATCAACCGGGCGTTCTCGTTTTGTTCCTCCATTAAATCGGCAATGTCGATTTTCTCGGCATACGTTTTGACGTCGCCCGGTTTCAACTGCTTTTCGGCGGCGGCGCAAATGGTCGTGTACGTCTTGACCTCGGCGTTGGCGTCCTTTCTTTTCTCCTTAACGGTCATAACCTCGGCGTCAATCTCGGCAATACGTTTTTGCACATTCTCCGGCAACAATGCCCGGACGTATTGCACTTGCTTTCGGCGACCCTCGGCGGTTTCAGACCACCGGGAAAACTCCACGGCGTCAAAATCCGTATATCCGAATACCTTTTGCAACATACTTACGTTATCCGACCGCATCCCAGTTGTTTTCTGTTTGATTGATAACGTACCACGGGGGTTGACTTTGGTAAACTGCAATTCAACGTCGTATTCCTCGCCGTCGTCGCCGACAACCATTTTGGCAAACCCTTTGTCCTCTCCATTTTTCAACACGGCGTCCCGGTTCCCGGTCAACATTGCGCCGATTGCTTTTAAAAGGGTTGATTTGCCTAACTCATTGTCCCCGGTAATGAAATATACATTACCCTCAAAATCTGCGTTGAACTCTTTGATAACTTGGAAATTCGACAACTCTAATTTTTTGATAATCATTTTATCGCTCTTTTTATGCCGGGGTTGCCCCCGGCGGTTACTACTATATTACCAAATCGTTACGTCTTTATGCGGTATATCCATTTTCCAACACGCAATAAAAACGTTGTTTATGTTCTCGTTGGCGTACAATATCACACAATCTTTGGTTCGTACCAACTGAAAATAAAACGACTGTTTGCCGTATGCGTCGATTGGGTAAACGTACTCAATGAAATAAGCCGTTTTTGTCTGTTTTGCTGTTTCTAATGTATCCATACTCTCGGTTTTTATTTTTCCGGGAAAACGCCCGGTCGTTGTTATTTCATGCCACAAAATTACGGTAAATATTTTAATTACCAAAATTTTTTTCTTTTATTTTCGTATTAGGGTAAAAAAAATATTCCCGATACGGCGTAATGTCGTACCGGGAACAATCAAAACAATTTCATTTGTGTATCTGTCAGAACCGCAACCACGGCGTCAACCTCCTTTTCCCAACGCTCCAACGTCGCCAACTTTTCCGGGGTTGGGTTCCGTTGGCAACGTCGTTGGTTGTGCCGCATCTGCTTTACCATTTCCGCCAACTCTTTTGCCGTTATTTTTTCGGGATTTTCGATTTGCGGGCTTTTATTTTCGTCTGCCATACTTTTACCCATTCAAACAAAATAATCGAAATACGGGGCTTAAAACAAACGGTCGTGCATCGGGGCGGGCAAATTCTCCAAAACCCAACGGGGTTTGTTGTGTAAAATGTACCGTCCAAAGTGCATTATCATAAGGGCGTCGGCATTCCACAACGTCGCCTTAACATCTGGGTAATAATCGGCGGCGGCTCGTTGGTATCGCTTTTTGCGCTCCGGCTTTCCCTCCCCCTTAACCCGCAATTTCAATTCATTTTGCCATTTTTGGGGGTGTACCAAAACAAACGGTACGTCGCACATGGCAATTATCGTTTTCAGTTTCTCAAACTCGGATAACAGTTTTTGAACCCGGAACGCCTTACCGGGGTTGTCGGTTATATCATCCGGGCGCAATTGCACCTTTTCGACGAATACCAACGGGCGGCAAATACTTTTCATGTACTCAAACCATTGTTTCAACTCCATAAGGTCGCCCGGCATTTTAATAACCTCGGTTTTGTGGTTCGGACGCCAAACAGCAATCCCCCCGGTTTTTCCGGGGTCAATTCCCACTACTGCTGATATTCTTATATTTTTTTCCATAAATAACCTCCTGCACTTTTTAATTTATTATTTACGCATCTATTTATATTTGATTGTGGAATGTGTGTTTCCTTTGATGCAATTTGAGCATTTGGATATGATTTAATAAATACATTATCCCTTGAATATTGATAAACCTTTATACTCCTTGGGTGTAATTCTCCATTTCTACCTTTCAGTGTTTTAGATATTTTTTCTTTCCATAAAATATTACGTCCTTTCAGACTTTTTGAAATTCTACTTCTTGTTATTGGATTTAATTCATTTTGCTGTCTTGTAGCCCATTTCAGATTATTAGCATTGTTGTTTAATGGGTTTCCGTCTATATGGTCAATCTCCGGTAAATTTCCCGGATTTGGTATAAATGCTATCGCTACAAGTCTATGAATATTAAATTTCTTGTTTCTCAAAGAAATATATAAATATCCTTTCCTTAAACCCGCTTTCAATACTTTACGCAAAGACTTTACACGCCCAAAATTACTAACTTGATATGTCCCTGCATATCCGGGAACATCTTTCCAAATCTCATTTTCCATAATTGCCAACTTTTAAGAACTGCCAACAAATTAGAAACGGGGACGGGCTGTTGGCTTGCCCTTTCGGTCGGTTAATTACTCCGCCTAT